GGAAGGTCAGGTGAATCTGGATGATTTGCTCACCAGCAGACCGGGCGGGATAGTACGGACTAAGGTTCCAAATGCCATAACCCCGTTGCCGACCCCTGCGTTACAGCCGTATGTGTTTGAGACTCTGAAATATCTCGACTCTATCCGCGAGGAACGGTCTGGAATGACCAAATACTCGCAAGGTCTGAACGAAGGAACTCTTACTTCTCACACTACTGCTGCTGCTGTGTCACAGACCATGACTGCTGCACAACAGAGGGTGGAACTTATCGCACGTTGTTTTGCAGAAACGGGCGTGAAAGACCTGATGAACATGATCTACGAGATTGTCCAGAAGAATCAGGACAAAGAAAGAATCATCATGCTCAGAAACGAATTCATCCCTGTCCGTCCTGATATGTGGCGAGACAAGATGGACTGTACCGTAGCGGTAGGACTAGGGCATGGCAACCGTGACCAACAACTCATGCACCTGTCCAGCCTCATGCAGTTCGCCGCGCAAGCAATGAAAGGTGGTCTTTCAATCATAAATGAAAAGAACCTTTATAACCTTGGCGCGGAAATGGTCAAGAACATGGGCTTTAGGGATGTGGATGCCTTCTTGACCAACCCGGAGAAGGTACAGCAACAGCCCGGAGCGAAAGAACAGATGGCCCAAGCTGAAATGCAACTTAAAAAGGGTGAACTGGATGTAAAGGTTGCAGAGACACAGATCAAACAACAGAAACTCCAACTGGAAGCCCAGAAGATGCAACAGGACGCTGTGTTTAAGTCAGCGGAGATCCAACTGGAAGCAACCCAAGGTCGCCCGGTAGGAATCGGTTAATGAACGAAGAGCAAAGAGCAGAAAACGCTAAACGCATCTTAGAAGACCCCTTAGTAAAGGAGGCGTTTGACACTCTGCGAAAAGAATTCCTGATTGGATGGGAACACTCATCCATTCAAGACGCTGAATCAAGGGAAACCTTGTGGCTAGGGTTGAAGATTCTTTCACGGCTGCATACCCATTTTGAATCCATTATCAGTAGTGGACAGATGGCGAAAGCGCAAAAGGAATCTAAGATCCTATTTTAGAAAACAACCTACAAGGATGTAGGGGGAGGGCCGTTTGGCCCTCTTTTTCATGGAGCTAAACGTGGACACTCAAACAGAACCCACAGGCACGATTGCGGAAGCGCAAAAAGCAATTCTCGGACTAATGGACTCGGAAGAACCCCCGGAAGTCGAGGAAGCACCGTCAGAAACGGAACCGTTAGAAGCGGAAGAGGAAACTGAGGAAGAAAGCGAAGAGCTAGAAACCGAAGAGGACTCAGAGGGTGAAGAAACCGAAGAGGAAGAAACGGAATTCCTATTTGAAGTTGATGGACAGGAATTAACCGCAGACGAACTCAGGAAAGGCTATTTACGCCAAAGCGACTACACCCAAAAAACGCAGTCTATCGCTGAACAACGAAAGGAGGTGGAGGGTTTAACTGAGCAGTACAACTCCCAACTCCAACAGATTCAGAACGAAAGACAACAGTACGTCCAACACTTGCAGACACTAGCCGAAAGTCAAGACATCAAGAAGTTTGATATTGATTGGGATAGCTTGAGAGTGGAAGACCCCCTTGAGTACGTTACCAAGAGACAGGAGTACCAGGAGGCCAAAGAAAAGGCCGCGGAACTCCAAGACAAAGCTAAATTAGCACAACACCAAACTGCGGCTGAGAATCAGCATAAGTGGGCCAAGGTAGTCGAGGATGAGAAATCAAAACTCATCGCTGCGCTACCGGAATGGGGTGAACAAGAATCCCAGAGGCAACTGGCAACTGAACTCAGATCCTACGCACAAGGCGTTGGTTACGCTGAAGCTGAAATCGACTCTCTTGTTGACCACCGTTCATTTCTGGTTTTACGCAAGGCCATGCTGTACGACCAGATGCAGAACGCAAACCCCAAAGCCAAAAAGCTGAAAGGGAAACCGAAGGTCATTCGTGCGGGAAAAGGGGAATCCAGAGCAAAGAAGGACGCACTCAAAACTAAACGTAACCAACTCAGACAAACAGGCCACGTTAGAGATGCGGCTAAGTTGTTTGAGGAATTTTTATAGGAGAAGTAAATGGCTGTTCCTTCAAATACCCGACAGGTACACAGTGCCATCGGGGTACGCGAGGACTTGGCTAATATCATTCATGATATCAGCCCCACTTCAACTCCATTTCTGACAGGATGTGGTCGCGAATCTGCTGACAATGTTCTGTTTGAATGGCAGACTGATACCCTCGCAGCGGCGGCTACAAACCGCCATACGGAAGGTGACGATTCGACAGCAGCAGCTATCGTTGAAACCACCCGCTTAACCAATTACCAGCAAATCTCGAAAGAAACTGTGCAAGTCAGTGGTACGTCTGAACAGGTCGATTTTGCTGGAAAGGCTAAGTCAGAAATGAGCTATCATTTGGCCCGCGCCTCGCAGACCCTAAAGCGAGACATGGAAAAAATGCTTACGTCCAATGTGGCGAAAAGTGCTGGTTCTTCCAGTACCGCTCGTATAACGGCTGGCCTCCCATCGTGGGTTGCCTCTAACTATCACTCCCTGGGTACTTCCTCGGTTGGTACTGCAAGCACTGGTAACGGTACGGATACCGCCACCGCTGCTGGTAGTGCTGGTGCGATTACGGAAGCCGGTATAAAAACCGTTATCCGCGAGTGTTTCGACAACGGTGGTGAGCCTGACACCATCATGGTCGGTGCTTTTAACAAACAGGCCATTTCCGATCTCACTCAGTCGGTTTCATCGTTGCGTACTTCTGCCGATAAGGTAGCCCCGGCGCACGTTGTAGCTTCTGTTGATATCTATGTTTCGGATTTTGGAACCATGAAAATTATTCCAAACCGCTTTAGCGGTGCGGGTGATTGCTGGTTCCTTGATTTCGATTTCTGGAGCGTCAGCTATCTGCGTGATTTCAAAACGGAAGACCTTGCAAAGACAGGCGATAGCCAGAAAAAGCATATCCTTGTTGAGTATGGGTTGAAGTCGAAAAACCAGAAAGCCTCCGGCTATCTGGCCGACCTCACCACTTCCTAATAGGAAGGAGGGGGGCGTAAGCCCCCCTTTTCTTACTGCCCCTCCGGGGGCTTTTTTTACGCCCGTAAGGGCTTTATCTATGGCAAAGAAACGAAAGAAAGACGTATTTAAGATTCTTGAAAAGGAATTTGATAAGGCTGAAAAAGAACGCAAAGAGCGTGAAATGTGGGCAAAACCTGGCTCTTCCGATATAGGCGGTAAAAAGAGGTACTGGACTAATGGATAGAAAACCTCTGGAAAGAATACTCGGACTAAGTACGGATTGGATAGACGAACCTGACGGAACGGTCACTATCGAAACCTACCAGGATGTCGGCCCTATTCTGGAAGCAAACAAACGCCAGTATAACGATCACGGTGATGCGAGAACTCCCGGCAAGATGAACTTTGATGGATTACACAAAGTTGCCTCTCTCCCTGAGACTGTACTTCAACAGTGGATAAGGGAAGACCCTGAGGTTGCCCGTAATCCCAAACTTATTTTCAAGAAACTTAACGACCCTGAGTTTCGTTATTTCAAAACAACCCCTGTAAGGCTCTAATTATGTTAAGACGCGATGATTCTGGTGCATACAACAAATGGGATGTGCAAAGTGCGGTTACGGTAGGCTCTTCTGCCTCGGCTACAGATGTATCCGGTGCAAAGATTCTCGGTATCCACACGGACGCGGAGATTTATCTAAATTTCTCCACTGCGGCCTCAGCTGCTGTAAGCACTGCCAACGACCTCAAACTAGCTGCGGGGCTTACGTTTATAAACGTACCCCGGAGTATGTCAGTAACTAACCCGGCTGTGTACCTTCATGCACAGAGGGTAGGCGGTTCTGACGTTACCATGCGACTCGTCCATCTGTGAGTATAAATTCCTACGCCAATCTCAAGACCGCTCTAGCAAACTATCTGGATAGGTCAGACCTGACTTCCAGGCTGGACGAGTTTATAGAACTGGCAGAGGCAAGGTTCGCAGACGATATACGAATCCGCGCTATGGAAACAACTGCAACCCAGACCCTTACGGCTGGCACTCGCAGTTATTCTCTCCCCACAGGCTACTTACAGGGGCGCAACTTCCAGATAAACACAGATCCCATTACCGCGTTGGAATATATAACGCCGGAAATGATGGATAGAATCTGGGCGGGGAGTAAAACAGGTAGGCCAAGAACCTACACCATTCTGGGAGATAACTATCTCCTCGGGCCTTCTCCTGACTCAGCAGACACTCTGGAGATTACTTACTACAAGGAGTTCACTCCTCTCAGTGGCAGTGCAACAACGAACTGGATAATTCTGAACAGGCCCAACCTTTATTTATACGCCTGTCTGTTGGAGGCCGCGCCTTTTCTCGGAAGCCCGGAAGATGCAGCAACGTGGGCAAGGTTCTATACAGAGGCGCTGGACAGATTACAAAACGCAGACGCTAGAGACAGATTCTCCGGCTCTGCACTCAGAATTATGACAACGGCAGGGAATCCATAATGTTAAGCAATTTTTTAGTAACCCAAAGCGGTGGCACAGATACCGTAACCACCACTATGATTCTGGATGGTACGATTGCCAATGCAGATGTAGCATCTGATGCTGCCATTGATGTCAGTAAAATTAATCTCGGTAACACTGTGGAGATGGAGACTTCTTCTGGCGACCAGATATTTGAAATGGATAATAATGCTTCCAATTCTTCAAATTTCCAGATTCAGAATGGCGCGGGTAATGCTAGGACTGACCTATATTTAGATGGCAGTGCCATTATTACACTGAAAGGTCAAAGTGTAGGGATTGGTGATACCAGTCCTTCATACGCTCTTGATGTCAATGATACCGGCAGATTTACCAGCGATCTTATAGTTGGCGGGAACCTAACAGTAGGTGACGGTGGCGCAGAGGATCAGAAGATTGTCTTTGACGGAAACGCCCAAGACTTCTATGTTGGCCTTGATGATACGACAGATGATCTAGTCATAGGACTGGGTTCGGCAGTCGGAACAACTGCTGCAATATCCATCAATGAAGATCAGGATGTAACCATTGCAGATGGGGCAATCGACTTTGACGTTGCTTCACACGATGGTACAAACGGGCTAAAACTTGGTGGTACTTTAGTTACTGCTTCTGCTACAGAGGTTAATCTTCTTGACGGAAAGACTGCCATAGGAGATACCCTCTTAGGTACAGCGCAAACATTTACTGCTGGGCAGAGAGGGGAGATCACAACCTTAAGTCCGGGGGCTACAGTTACGATTGACATGGCGGATAGTAATAACTTTACCCTTACCTTAGATCAAGCAACCGCTATGGCGAATCCATCCAATGATACAGCAGGGCAGAGTGGCTCTATTTTTATGATACAGGATGG